TTAGATTACTCCATACAACTATCTAAATTATTTTATGAAAGATTTATTAATGATGAAGATATATCTTTATTCTCTCCACACGAAGTACCTGAACTATATGAGGCGTGGGGTACACCAGAGTTTGACGATTTATATTTAAAAGCAGAAAGAAAAACTAGTGTATGGAAATCTAAAGTATCAGCACAACAATTGTTTATGTCAATGTTAAAAGAACGAGCAGAAACAGGTCGTATTTACATTATGAATATAGACCATTGTAATACACATTCTAGTTTTAAAGATAGAGTTTATATGTCAAACTTATGTCAAGAAATTACTTTACCTACTGATCCTATAAGTCATATAGATGGCAAAGGTGAGATTGCATTATGTATTCTATCAGCAATTAATGTTGGTACTTTAAAAGATTTAGAAGAATTAGAAACCTTATGTGATTTATCAGTAAGAGCTCTTGATGAAATTATAGATTTACAAAAGTATCCTGTTAAGGCTGCTGAAGTATCTACAAAAGCAAGAAGAAGTTTAGGAATTGGATATATTGGTCTTGCTCATTATCTAGCAAATTTAGGTTTAAAATATGAAATGAAAACTGCTTGGAAAGAAGTGGATAAATTATCAGAAGCATTCCAATATTATCTATTAAGAGCAAGTAATGAACTTGCAAAAGAAAAAGGCAAATGTGAAGCCTTTAGTAAAACAAAGTATTCAGATGGTATCTTACCAATTGACACCTACAAAAAAGAAGTAGATGAGATTGTATCTCGTAAACTTTCATATAAATGGGAAGACTTGAGGAAAGATATTAAGGAATTTGGGCTACGACATAGCACACTCTCAGCTCAAATGCCTTCTGAAAGCTCTAGTGTGGTATCAAATGCTACAAACGGCATTGAACCACCTAGAGATTATATTTCAGTTAAGAAAAGTAAGAAAGGTACCTTAAAACAAGTTGTACCTGACTATAAGAAATTAAAAAATAATTATACATTACTATGGGATATGAAATCAAATGAAGGTTATATAAACATAGTATCTGTTATGCAGAAGTATTTTGACCAAGCAATATCAGGTAACTGGTCATATAATCCAGAACATTTTGACGAAGGAGAAATACCTTTATCAGTTATGGCACAGGATTTATTGACTACATATAAACTTGGTTGGAAAACAGCTTATTATCAAAACACTTATGATAGTAAGAAAGATATAGAGGAACCTACTCACCCAATTGGTTGGAAAGATGAAGTTCCTGAAAATAAAACTAAAATGGAAATACAAGAAGAAGAAGAATGCGAGTCTTGTACAATATAAGAAAGGTAATAAATGTTCCTATGTGCAAATGTACCTCATATAGAGGTATTAGTTAAGAAGCAGTACCTTTACGATTTAGAAAAAGGTCACGGAGAGTTTGAACCAGGTATTTGGTGTACAGTAAAAAGTATACAAGGTAAAGCGTTATACTTTGAAACATACTTACCAGAAACAGGAGCGTTATATGATAAATTACCTATATCTGCTTTTGTATGGAAAGAAACGAAAGAAGATATTAGTATAAATGAATTACAATTATGGGATTGTTTTAGTTATGATATATCAGTTATTGAAAAGGCATTGTTATTGAATAATAGATGTACATATTTGTCACCATCAAAGAAAATGTATCAAGGTAACTATATGTTTACTATAGATAGTTGTAGTGCTACAGGTGATTTAAATGTAGGATATAGTGAAACACCTAATCAACATAAATCATTTAATATAATAAAACTAGATAATGGACATTTTGCTGCTCAACCAAATAATAGAGTATTGTTTTATGACAAGTCTTTAACACCAAGTAAGTTAAAAAGACCTGATTATAAAGTATCTACAAAAGAGTATAGTGTAGATAGTATTGATAAATGGACGGCTGGCGATGATGATAAATACCATTATGATTTAACAGAATCAGAAAGACTACAAGAGGAATTAGAACCAATAAATGAGTAAGAACGTATTAAACAAGAACGCAAAAATAGATTTCACAAAACAACCTATGTTTTTTGGTGAAGACAACGGTGTACAAAGATATGATACTATGAAGTATCCTATTTTTAATAAACTATTTCAACAACAACTAGGATACTTTTGGAGACCTGAAGAAGTGTCTTTACAAAAAGATATATCAGACTATAGAGAATTAAATGAACAACAAAAGTTTATCTTTACATCTAACTTAAAATATCAAACTATGTTAGATAGTGTTCAAGGTAGAGGTCCTGCGTTAGCATTTTTACCTTTTGTATCTATACCAGAACTAGAAAGTGCTATTATCGCTTGGGACTTTATGGAAACAATACACTCACATTCTTACACATACATAATTAAAAATTTGTATTCTAATCCTAATGAAGTGTTTGATAAGATATTATTAGATGAAAAGATTTTAAAAAGAGCGTCTAGTGTAACCCAAACTTATGATGATATGATTAATCTAGGTTACAAATGGCAATTAAAACCTGATAGTGTTGATATGTATGAATTGAAAAAGAAATTATGGTTATCAATTGTTAGTGTTAATATATTAGAAGGTTTAAGATTTTATGTATCGTTTGCTTGTTCGTTTGCATTTGGAGAATTAAAAATGTTAGAAGGTTCAGCAAAGATATTATCTTTGATTGCTCGTGATGAAAGTCTACATATGGCAATTTCACAAAAGATTATTAATCATTATCGTGATTATGAAAACGATAAGATTATGCATAAAGTAATTAAAGATACAGAAAAAGAAGTTTATACAATGTATGAGAACGCAGTTGGTCAAGAAAAACGTTGGGCAACTTACTTGTTCTCTAAAGGTTCTATGATAGGACTTTCAGAAAAACTATTACATCAATTTGTAGAGTATATGGCAAATAGACGTATGAAAGCAATACAATTAGAACCACAATACGAACAAAAAACAAATCCACTTCCTTGGGTAGACCATTGGTTAAACAGTAGGTCATTACAAAATGCACCACAAGAAACAGAAATTGAAAGTTATGTTATAGGTGGAATTAAACAAGACGTACAAAAGGATCAGTTTAAGAAGTTTAAATTATAAAAATTGAAAGTATATTATGGATTTAAATGAGTTAACGAAGAAGTATAAAATAAAATGTGGTAACTGTGAAGTGTCATATACAATTAAATATGATGAAGAATCCACAGATATGAAACCAATGTCTTGTCCATTTTGCAGTTATGAAATAGACGAAGACCAAGAAGACAATGAGGTAAATGATGACGAAGGTAACGATAGTTGGAATTGATTATAGTTTAACAAGTCCAGCAATTTGTATAACAAATGATAAGTATGATTTAAAAGACACATACTTTCATTATCTATCTAATAAAAAGAAGTGTCAAGGTAAGTTTAAACATAATATTACAGGTCACGCTCACGCAACATATTCAGATCCAATTCAAAGATTTACTCAAATATCAGATTGGGTTTTAGATGTACTTGCTCCATTAGAACAACCATTACATATTAATTTAGAAGGCTATGCTTATGGCGCCAAAGGTCAAGGCCTATTTCAAATAGCAGAAAATACAGGTATACTTAAATATAGATTACTTGAAGATTTGCATTATACTTTTAAGATAACTGTACCTAGTGTAATTAAAAAAGGTGCAACAGGAAAAGGTAATGCAGATAAAGATAAAATGTACGAAGCTTTTTTTAAAGAAACGAAGATAGATTTAAAAAAGATATTTGATACTGATAAAACAGGCAATCCTGTGTCAGACATAGTTGACTCTTATTATGTAGCAAAAATCGGATACAACGGATATGATGAGCGATGAAGATATAAAAGAATATCATAGACTAGGTATGAAAGTATTAAAAGCGAGAGAAAGAGTATCCTGTACACACAAACCTTTAGAAGGTATTACGCCAGAGGTAGTAGAAGTACCACTTAATGATTTAATGATGACAGCTGATTACAAATGGATGATGAAAAGATATCCTAAATTTAAAAAGAGTATTGATAGTGCAGGTATGAAATATCCAATTATCTATACAGATTTAGAAAACTATTGGTTGCCAGATGAAAGATGGCCTAAAGATGAAAAAGGCAATTGTATTGAAGGTATTGCAGTACACACAGGCAACAAAAGAGTATATTGGGCAAAACAAAATGGTTATACACATATAGAAGGTTATTATGTTAAGTCTAAAGGAGAACAAGCTGCTATTTTGAGAAAAACATTTTTAACTCCAGGACAATTTCCAAAATGAAAGTAGTAGAAATATTAATATATGGTATAGGAATGTTGGAGTTTCCTTATGATGAATCTATTAAGAATTGTCAATTAAATGCAAGTGCGATATACGAACAAAATGGTGTAGAGTATATTTCTGACTTTGATCCTGAAAAAGGACTTTGGGCAGAAGGTGATTACTGGTTAGGTGAAGATGGTAAAAGATATAGACTTGCTGGTCATAGATGTATTGATAAAGAAACAGGTAAAGAAATAGGTAGAAATAGGTATTATTAATGAATTTGCAAGAGGCAAAAGAATTATTTAAAAAAAATATCTATTCAGTAGAGATAGGTATTCATAATTATTGTAATAGAACGTGTGCCTTTTGTCCATTGTCAAGAGAAGATGTAAATAGAAGAGTTAAAAAAAATATTACTTTTATGACAGATGAAATGTATTTAAGTATATTAAATCAATTAGCAGAAATAGATTTTGAAGGTCGTATAGATTTTACAAGATATCACGAACCACTTGCAGATAAAGAAGCAATATTAGAAGCAGTAAGAGCAGCCAAAAGAATTATACCTAAAGCAAAGATTAACATTAATACCAATTCAGATTATCTTAACAAAGATTATGTACAAGAATTGTTAGACGCAGGTGTAGATAATATAGCAATGCAAGCTTATTTAAAAAATGGCACAACTGTTTATGATGAAAACGAAGTGTTTGAACGTATTGACCATATATGTAATAGAATAGGTGCTCCAAAAATTAATAAAGATGACCATAAAAATAAAGATTGGATTATATATAGACTTCCACAATTTAAAGGTTCTATTCACGCAAGAAACTATTGGAAGAATGGAACAAACCGTGCAGGTAGCGTACCAATAGAATTAGGTTATAGAAGAACGCAA